TCAACGACATCTGGGGCACGGCGACCGGGACCCGCGTCGAGCGCCGCCCTTATGGCGCGGGGCTTGTGGGCCTGATCGACAGCCCCGGCAATCCGCAATCGGTGTTGCGCTGCCTTGACGCCGCGGTGGAATGCCACAAATGGCAGCCCTGGTTCCGCATTCAAACGATGCAGCTCGATGCGGCCAGTCCGGACGGCCAGTTTTCGCTCATCTTCTCGGGGCTCTATTATCCCTATGCCGATCAGGGCGATTATACGACGGTGGAGACGCTTACGGGTGTGCAGGTTTCGATTTGATATAGCCGCCACCGGCAACAAAGACACCGCCAAGCCCTTCCGGGAGATTGATGCTTTCTTCTTGGCGGCGCTTCTCCTGAAGCGCTACAAAGCCTGGATGCTCATCCGCATTGCAAATAACCGCAACGCCGTTCCGGACTGTGACAGCATACTCAAGCCCAGCTTTCACGGAAAAGGGCGGCTCAACCGGAAAATCATGACCTTGCTCGCTTTGCAGCCGGGTTACGGTGCAGGCCGTTGCTGGTTTAATGAACGCCAAGAAAACATCCTCAGCCATTCTCTTTTCCAGTCATCATTTGAGGATTGCCCCTTTTGATTTAGGCTTCGATGAGCTTGAACGTCCAGTCTCCCGTGTATCGCATGCGCTCGAAGCTGTCGATATACCATTCCCGGCCATCAACCTGGATTGGCCTGTTGGCTCGATCGCTCGGCGCCGCGCTCTTCCGCTTCACGGATGGCGGCTTCGTAATCGGACCGCGTCAACTCTACCCACTCGACTGGAGCAGGCGGCGGCAATGCCTCTAGGCGCGCCTTCGTCTTTGCATGGAGCCATTCGTCTGAAGGCCCTACCTTGATATCGAGTCTGCCTTGATCCATTTGCCTGACGGAAATCCGGACGTCTTGGATGCCGACAGGCTCGCCATCGATGTCGCGGACGCAAAGCCCTTCCGCGTAGAGACGCGAAACTTCTTGCTCGACCTCAGACCGGATGCTGATCGCCGTCGAGGCGGTCATGGGCACCCGGTAATAACGCACGCAAATTTGCGTGATTCGGGCTTCGAGGTCGTCAATGGCGTCATCGGTCATGCGCGAACCCTCAATTCCGGCGGTAGCGAAAGCCAGAGACGGGCAACAGCTTCTTTAGCGGACGTTCCTTCGCCGCAGCAATCTCCGTCAATGCCGCTCCCGGCCTTGGCTTCGTATCCCGCAATCCAAGCGTTGTCCGTTGGGTGAAACAACACGAAGCGCGGATGAAAAGAGTGCGTTTCGCCGGGGCCGGTTCCTGGGCAAGCCTCGATAAGCTCATCAAGGGACGGTGAGTAGGCTCGGCCATCGAAGGAGTTCTCGACAGCCGGCGGCACATGAAGGTACGAGCCTTCGGCCACCCTGCCATCTTCAAAACGAAGACACCAGCCGCCGTGGAATTCAGAATTCACAGGCTGCGGCCACCCTGCATTCTTGATCTCAAGACATAGCTTACAGGACAGCGCGGTCATCGGGCCAAGCCCGCAAAGACGCTAGCACCGAGGAGAAAGCCGAGCTGAACCCACCAGGGCACATCTTCGCTCCGGTAAGGCGAAAAAAATCCCATGCCAAACAGCACGGCGAAAAATGTGTAGATGCCTTTCTCTCTCATGCGCAAACGTCCCTTGCTACTTCGGCTTGAAGCTTTAGAGCCGCAGGCTCGCGCCAGGCGATGATGATCTGCTTCATCCTGTATAGGTCCATGTGTTGTTTTTGAAAGCGCGACGGTGCGTTTGATAGTTGTGGGCCATGTGCCGGGGAACGGACTGCCGTAATCGATTCCTCTCATCACACCTTCCCTTCGCGCTTTAATGCAAGCCAGAGACGGGCCACGGCAACCTTGGGATCGTCGTTATCATAGCCAAAATAGCGAGATCCCAGCGCGATGGATTCGGCGCGGAATTTCTTTGTGTGTATCTTATTTCTTGTCAGCGCGTCGAAGCTATCGCCGCACGCCTCGATAAGCTCTTCAAGGGATGGGGAGTAAAGCCAATCGCTTTCGCCGCAAACCCACTTATCGGACCATCCAAAGCCATCTGGTTTGGCGGGCTGCGGCCATCCTGCGTTCTTAAGCTCAAGACAGAGTTCGTAGGGGAGAGAGGTCATGGGCAAGGCCAGGGGTCAGGTTCTCGTCTATGAGAAAGTTTAGATAGCTAGACACGTCCAGAAGGACGCTTAATCACCCGTACCTTTTTTGAAGGGACAGGTTTAGTTGGCAATAATGTAGTCTTTGGTCTTCCTTTCCGGGGATGAGCTTTAGCGTAGAACATCGCTCTTTCGACTTGGATTTCAGTCAAAAAAGAATATGTATTTATTGCTTCGCTTACGCCTCTCTCCTCGGCTATGGCCGCTATCATATAGGCAGGAACGCGCGTGCCCTTTATACAAGGCTCTCCCTGCATAACTTCTGCCGAACTAACGATTTCCGCTTCGGCTTCGTACAAAGCGCGCAGCCCATTACCAACTCGATGCCGATGCGGCGGGATCATAATACAAACAGTCGTGTCTGGAACCCGTAAATATTTTGTGCTGTTCGCTAGAACGGCAGGCGCCATCCGAAAGCATATGCCGCCAAGGTTGCTGATAGCAACCCGAACGCACCCGAAAGCCCAAACAGCAACCAAACCCAAATCGGGTTAACTTGAGTTATCAATGAAGCCAGCCTCCGTCCGTATGAGCGAGTCAAAACCAAAGAAAAATGAGTCCGATTAAGATCGCGGGCGGTACAAGCCAAAGCAACACCAGCCATGGCCTTTGCGCGGCCCACTCGAACAGGTCGAAGTCTTTCAAGCTCATGAAATCATAATCCACAAAAACACGAAAATTAGGAGAGGGACAATAATCCCCCAGACCAGTCCGCCCCATCCTCCTGGAGCATCACCTTCGCTCATGCCGTACCTCTTGTCATTACCAAAACAACGCTCCTTTAGAAATCTGGCCCGCCGATCGTACCGCGCTTTTCATGCGGAAGCCTGCCTTTCGAGTTCTCGAAGCTGAGCCCGAAGCGACGACACCGCTCTCCTCGGCGCCCGCCAGTCGCTCGCCGAGGCGGATACGAAGACCTTCCGCCGGTGCCCCATATATTCGTATTCCAGCTCGAGATGACCGCCGGGCCGATTCTTGAGGACAGGGCTGATGCCGTTCTCGAAAAAGACCGTGGACACCGCCTTCACCATCTCGCGCGCCGACGCCGGCACCTTGCCTTGCAATATGATCTTCGGCCCTTTGGCCATGCAAACCACCCCGCTGATTAGCGATCTTATGCAGGTGATTCTAGCAGGAAACGCCGGCAATGTAAACCATTGGTTGACCCAAAGGGCGCAAATATGTCACGTTTCGACGCCGTCGATCTCTCACAGCTTCCGGCTCCGAATGTCGTGCAGCCGCTCGACTTCGCCGCCATTCTCGCGGCGCGCATCGCCGATCTGGCCACCCGTTTCCAAGCCGACCCTTCGACGGCGAATATCGCGACCCTCCTGCAATACGAAGTCGATCCCTCGGTCAAGATCCAGGAGAGCGGCGCTTACCGGGAAGTGGTTCATTACAACCGGGTCAACGACGCCGCCAAGGCGGTGCTGGTGGCTTATGCCATCGGGCCCGACCTTGACAATCTCGGCGCCTTGATGTGGACGCCGCGCCTGCCGGGCGAGCTCGACGCGGCCTATCGCGCCCGCCTTGTGCTTGCGGGGAACGCTCAGAATAACGCAGGCCCGGCGGGCGGCATCGTTTACGAAGCCATGTCCGCGAGCTCCAACGTGATCGGGGTTGGCCTGTCCAAGGTGCCTTACACGGGCCGGGTCTCGGTTTATATCCTTTCGAGCGAGGCGGGCGGCTTGCCGTCTCAGGCCACGCTGCAAGCGGTACGCTCCCAGCTTCTTGGCGATTCCGTCAAGCTGATGACCGACGAAATCTCGGTCAACCCGGCGGCCATCCGCAACTATCAGGTCAGCGCCACGCTCACGATCCCGCTGGGGCCGGACCCCACGATCGTTCAAACGGCGGCCATCGCGGCGGTCCAGGCCTATGTCAACGCTTGCTACAATCTCGGCCAGACCGTCTACGCCAATATGCTCGAAGCTTGCCTGAGCGTGCCCAATGTCATCAACATCCAGATGGCCTCGCCCCCGGCGGACATCGTGTGCGATCAAACCACGGCGCCCTATTGCACGAACATCGCCATCACGGTCGTCGCGCAATCCGGCAACGGCACAAGCTTCGTGACGCCGCCCAGCATCACTTACGTCAATGTGGACATCGCGGACAGCATTGCGAGCCTGTTCAACGGCACGCTGACCGCCTTCCCGCTCACGGTGGGCGGCACGGCCGTCTCGCCGCTCGGCAACGCCTATGTGGAAGTGGTCCTGAACGGTGTGTCTCAGAATCCCGGCACCGATTTCACGGTCTTCGGGCCGCAGATCATCTTCTCCACGGCACCGGCGCAAGGGTCCGCCTGCTTCATCCGCATCTTTATCTGAGGCGGCGTTCCGGGCCGCCTCGCCTCGCCAAGCGCTGACTGGCGCCTTTTTCCTCAAGGACCGCCATGACCTATAATCTTCTGCCGCCGAACGCGACAAAGTACGAGATCGGCCTGGACGCGGAAGAAGACCGGGTGCTCAATATCCCGGTCCCTTTGCGTGAGCTCTGGAACCCGCAGACCTGCCCTCCGGCGTTCCTGCCCTATCTCGCCTGGGGCCTTGGCGTCGATCTCTGGTACTCGGATTGGACCGACGCCAGGAAGCGCCAGATCATTGCGAACATCGTCGCCATGAAGCGCCTCAAGGGCACGCTGGCGGGCCTCAAGGCTTACCTGGCCTATGTCGATGCCGAAATCGTCGAAAGCGTGCTGCCGCCCCAGCGGATTTATGCGCTGCCTTACAGCGCGGCGCAGCGCCAGGCCTTCCGGAATCTATTCAAGCAGCTCCGGCTTTATCCTTACCGCACGGCTTCGCCGGTTGACGGCCCGAAAATCTTCGCGGGCGGGTCCGGCGTCAATAGCGGCGTATCCTATGCCATGAGCAGGTCCGCGGGCGGCAACAAGAGCGCCTACTGCTACGCCATGCCCTCCACGGCCATCAACCGCTACGGAACCCGCGCGGCGATTTGGGATAACGGCACCGAAATCACGGTCGAGACCTTGAGCCTCGATCCGGTGACGCTCAGCCCCGGCATCGAAGTTCCGGTGAACGGCATCGTCATTCCGGCGAAGCTTGGAACCGCCGAAATCACCACACGCAACTGCTATGCGGGCGGGCACTCCTTTGCCACGAAGGCTCAGCAGTCATCGATCCTGTCGCTTTCGGTAAGCACGGATTTTCAATCCTCGAGCTCGCCGGAAATCACCGCGCCAACAGGCGTGCTTAAAACCATCAACGCCAGCCCGGATCTCGTCTTCGACACCTACCAGGCCAGGCCAACGGCGGTTTTCCCCGGCCGGGCTTACGCGAACCGCGCTTTTGCAACGTCCTCGGACGCGCCCCAGCACGTTTATTACCGTTTCTACCTCCTCGATCAGACCCGGGTGCCATCCGCCGTCAGCCAAAGCTACGGGCAGTTTTCCGGCTATATGCGGAACGGCATCAAGTCTTATTCAGGGCGCTTCCGCATCAAGAGCCGGGCAAAGGCTTCGCCCGGCGCGGCGGTGTCGAACTTCGCCTATTCGGGACTGAACTATGCAAAACCGCAGGCGGACCGGTGGACTCCCATCGCCAACGCCATCAACGCCTCGGCGGCTTACCGCGATACGCTGTTCTTTACCACCAAGACCATGGCGCCGATTACCTTCGCGAACGCTCCCGCCTTCGCCAGCACACCCAGCTTTGTAAGCCTCAACCCGATCCAGCCGGGCATTCTGTGACGCGCCGCTCTGACGCCGCCGCAACCGGCGGTGGCCATATAGCCACAGTCTAGCACCGATTATGGCCGGTGCCCAAGAAATGCGTAAACCGCCGGTCAACGCATCGGGTATATATCGCGGCATTCGTGCCGCGTTTTCGTTTTTCACTTCCAGCAAGAAGGCGGCGCGTCATGGGCGCCGGACGCCATGGGCACCATAACGAACATCGTCGATAACCAGCAGATTACGACGGAAGATTTCCAAAACCTAGCCCTCGATCCGCAAAATTCGATGGACGCGGTTGTCAATGCCGCCATCGAGCCCGGCATGAGTTATTGGGGCGCTCAGGTTACGATTTCCGGCACGACGAAAATCAACGTCGCCACGCCAATGCTCCTCTTCGCCGAGGGCGCGGTCTACGACAACCAAACCGCCGGCGGCATCACGATCGATTTCATCGGCAACCTTCCGCTCGCTGGCAATCAGACGACCGTTGCGATCGTGCTGCAAGGGCAAACCGAGGACACCGATACCGAGGCGCGCGATTTCGTCGTCGATGCGACCACCACGCCCTTTACGGTTGAAGCGCAGCCGACCGCAACACGGGTCTGGCGCGCCTGCAACGTCGCTTATATCCTTGGCGCGCCCGCTCCGGCTCCATCTCCGCCCGCCATTCCAACCGGCAATCTTCTTGTCGCCTATGTGACGCTCTCCTCAACTCAGGTTGTGAGCGTCAGCCAGGTCACGGCCAACCAGATCACCTCGCTGTCCGCGGCGGTTCAAGACCTTCTGGCCCTTCAGTCGTTCCAGGCCTATGCGGAAAACCTTCTCAACGGCCTGCGTCTCGACGTCGCCAATCTGCAAAACAATCAGCAGCTGACGATTAGCGACCAAACGATCGGCTACATCTTGCAGGAGCTGGCGCGCTGCGCGGCGGCCTCCGGCGTCTCGGAAAGCGCGTCCTACTCCGCGACCGATTTCCTGCTCGACACGACACAGTCCGATCTCGAAAACCTCAATTACAATGCGATGATTATGGACGGCATCCGCTTTCCATACAACAACATCTCGCAGACCGCGCTCCAGCTGTTGAACAGCCTCGACAGCAATCTGCACCTCGATACGGCAAGCGGCCTGATCCTTCCGGCGTTTAGCGACAACACCATCATTTCCGTCCTCGGCAAGGACACCGAGGTCTCGCTGTCGTCGGTTACGACCCAAACCGTGACCTGGTCGCAGAATTCGATCTCGCGCACCCGCATCGTTTACGGAAACTCGGAAATCGTCTGCACGAACTCCTCTTATTGGCAGTCCGGCAGTTACGATCCGCTCACCAGTATCTTCACGGCGAGCGACGGCGAGACCTTCAACGTCCAAGTGTCGGCCAATCAGCCCTATGGCGGCGGCTACCACACGCTTGAGCGCCTGACGCAGTTCTGGGAAGACAGCTGGACGGAAACCTACTGGCAAGCCAACGTCACGAGCTCGACTTACACGGGCGTGATCGGCGGCAATACCTTCCTCATGCCGCAAACGGCGTGGGTTCAAAAACTCCGCTTTGGCTTCTCGCGCCTCGACTCGTCCGGAGATGTCAAGGTCCTGCTTTGCGGCGTGACCGCGGCGGGCACGCCCGACCTCACGAACGTCTATCAAAGCGTTCTGATGCCGTATTCCTCGCTGGTGCTCTATCCGGCGATGACTTCGGTCGCGATCACGCCCACCCTGCTCACGGCGGGCACGCGCTATGCGATTGTCCTGATCACCACGGCAAATCACTGGGTGGCGCAGGTCACCGGCAACAAATATGCGGGCGGCACCTTCTTCCAGTCCACGGACGATGCGTGGTTCCAGGGATCGCTCGGCGTCAATATGTGCTTCGAAGTCGTCGCGGCCCAATTCTCGACCGCGCCGATCTACACGGTCACCTTGCAGCCCTGGAATCTTGAAGGCGGCATGACCGACATCAAGCTGCTTTTGACGAAGGTGGCGCCGGACCCGGCCTCTATCACCTTCGAATACCAGCTGAATAATGTCTGGTATCCGATCGCGCCGCCAACGAGCTCCAGCAACAATCCCCTTTACGGCCAGCCCGCCGCCGTTTCGGCGCGCATGACCTTCCAGGGGACGGCGGACCTGATGCCCGGCATCGTACTGCAGGAGTCCTGGGTTTACCCATCGGCGCCGAAGACGTCGTTCACCCACATCTCGGTGGCAAGGGACACGCCGACGGCGGTCACGCATGTCGAGTTCTATGTGACGCTGGGCGGCTTCGATCCCACCCATCACACCTGCACCGCGGACATTCTCGTGGGTTCGGGCTTCACCACATCGGTGGCGCCGTCCTCGACTTCGGACGAGACGATGCCCGACGGGACGATCAAGCGCACCTTCGTGTTCACGGGGCTGACCTCGACATCGGCCTTCAAGCGCAAAATCATGGGCACGACCGACACGGCGCTCGATACGTTCTTCGTTGGGGCCGTCACCGACGTCGCCTTCCCGAGTTAGCCCTTCCCGAGTTAACCCTGCCCGTTAAACCTGCCCGTTAAACCTGACGAGGATCAAGCCCCAATGGCTACACCACCAGCCGGCAGCACCGCCAAGCTCATTAAGGCCGCAGAGGCGCAGCCGGTCAAGCCGGCGAAGACCGCGCGCTCGGTCATGCCGTCGCCGCCAAAGCCCGCGGTCAATACCCCGGCCGACACATCGGCCATCGATAGCGCCAAGCAGTATCAGGTCTGGCTCAACTATCAAATCATGGTCGGCAGAAAGCCGGTCTCTTCGAAAAACGTGCGGCTGAGGGGCGATGCTCTCAAGGCCCAGCTCGCTCACAATGCGGCGGCGATCGCCGCCTGGACCGAGATCGCCTCATAGGAGCAGACGATGGTCGATTTTACCGAATTCCGTTCGGCGAATCTCGAAACTCTTGCGCCGGCGAATTGGGATAGATTCGTCGGCGCCATCGAAGCGGAACTGAACGGGCTCGGGGAATCGGTCTCATCTCAAGAGGCGGTCTCTCAGACCGTTCTTTTGCGCGGGCTGCAAATCATCGACGATAATCTGACGCCCATCATAACGGGCGCTCAGACCTCCGTCGACGGCGCCGTATCGAGCGCAGAGTCCGCGATTACCTCCCAGGAAGCCTCCGCGCAAGCCTCGATCACAAGCATAACCGCGGCCGCCACGGCAGCCGCAACCGAGCTTCAGAACAGCGTCTCGAATCTCGGCGCGCTGCTCACGGGTACGTCGTCCAGCACGGTAACGGTTGCCGCCGGCAACCTGACCTTCGTTCTCGACGAAGGCTCGCGCCCGGTCTTTCTGGCTTCGCTCTTCCTCGCGGCGGTCGTCTCCACCGACCCCAATACCTGGGTCGCGGGCGAGCTCGTGTCTTACGACAGCACAACCGGCATACTCGTGATCGACGTGACCGCGACCAGGGGATCTGGATCGCATTCGTCCTGGAAGATCGGTATTACGGCTGTACCCCAGCTTGCCGACCTTTCGACGCTCACGCAGCTTCAGGTCGCCACCGATTTCTCGTCAAGCTTCAATGGCACAACGGCGGCTTTCGCGCTGACCGATAGCGGCGCCGCGCCCATTCTGCCGCAATCCGCTGCGTGCTGCATCGTTTCGCTGGGCGGTATTTTGCAAAAACCCGGCACCGACTTTACGATTTCCAGCTCGAATATCACTTTTACGACCCCGCCAGAAGCGGGCGTGGAGTGCTTTGTCATCGTCGTTACGGTTGGCGATGCCAGCGCCATCAATGCGGACTGGGATGCCGTGAGCGGCGCCGCGCTCATCTTGAACAAGCCTACGATTCCGGCTGCGCAAGTCAACTCGGATTGGAACGCCACAAGCGGCCTGGCCGAAATCTACAACAAGCCGTCGATCCCGGCGGCTCAGGTGCCTTCCGACTGGAACGCGGCCTCTGGCGTCGCGGCCATCCTGAACAAGCCCACGCTGCCCGTGACGATGACGGGGGCTTCTTCGGGGGCAAGCGGGACGGTTGGCCTTGTGCCGGCGCCTCCAAGCGGGGCTCAAGGTAAATTTCTTCGCGGCGATGCGACCTGGGATGCGCTTGCGGCTGTTGCAATTTCTGGATCGTATACCGATTTAAGCAATACGCCAGAGATCCCCGCCGGGCAGGTAAATTCCGACTGGAACGCCTCAAGCGGCCTCTCCCAAATCCTCAACAAGCCGTCTTTGGCCACGGTCGCCACCTCGGGATCGTATAACGATCTTTCGAACAAGCCCTCAATTCCCGCCGCGCAGGTTCAATCGGATTGGAACGCCACCTCCGGCGTGACCGAAATCCTGAACAAGCCAACGATTCCCTCCGCCCCGTCCGTCATGACGGGCGCGACATCGTCGGTGAGCGGGACGTCCGGCCTGGTTCCAGAGCCAACCGCCGGTCAAGAAGCACTGTTTCTGCGCGGTGACGGCGAATGGGCCGCGCCCTCGAGCGGGGGAGGAGGGTCTTCACCGACCAACCTGACGCTCTCCGAGTCATCGACCACCGTCTCCATTGCCTCCTCGACAGGGACGGGTGTCACTATCCCGGCGGCCACGGACACGGTAGCAGGCGTCCTCGATGCGGCGCGCGCCACGAAGATCGATGGCCTGGCCACGGTCGCAACGTCTGGCGCCTATGGCGATCTCACGGGCAAGCCTTCCATTCCGGGCGCAATGTCGGGAGCCACGTCTGGCGCATCCGGCTCGGCCGGCACGGTTCCGGCGCCTACGGCCGGACAGCAAGGCGACGTTCTGTTCGGAAGCGGCTCATGGGCTCAGATAACGGCCTCGAATGTGGGAGGCCTTGCCACGGTCGCCACGTCGGGCGCTTATTCGGACCTGACGGGAAGGCCAACGCTTGGGAGCCTTGCCAGTCTTTCGGCTTTGCCGGTGCCGGCAGCTTCGGTACTTGGCGGCGTTTTCGCCGAAGCCGCCAGCGCGCATCACTTCGTTACCGGCGTCTCGACGACAGGCGATCTGACCTTTGCCCAGCCTTCGGCTTCGGATATTTCGGGCCTCGCCACGGTGGCCTCGACCGGCGCTTACAGCGATCTTTCCGGCAAGCCGAGCCTTGGTTCCTTGGCCGCGCTCTCCGCGCTTCCGGTGCCTCAGGCCAGCGTCCTTGGCGGTGTCTTCTCGGCATCGGCGCCTTCGAACCAGTTCATGACCGGTGTGAATGGCTCCGGCGCGCCAGTCTTTGCTCAGCCTTCGGTGTCGAACATATCCGGGCTTGCCGCGGTCGCGGCATCCGGGTCCTACAACGACCTCTCGAACAAGCCAAGCATTCCCAATCCGGTTTCGGCGAAACTGCCGGTAAGCTTTGCAAGCGGGTTTAACGGCACGCAGACGGTCTTTGCCTTGCAGGACGGAACCGGCACAGCGATCTCTCCAGGCTCCGTTGGGCTTTGCTTCGTGGTGCTCGGCGGCGTGCTTCAAAACCCAGGCGTCGATTTCACGATCTCCGGGAACAACCTCACCTTCACCACGGCACCGGCCACAGGCACGTCCTGCTTCGCTATCGTGCTCGGCAATTAAGGGATAGCAAATGTCTCAGACCCTTGTTAACGGTGCCATGATCGTTGGCGGGAGCATTCCCGGTAATGCTCTTGCGAGCGCGCCCGCGATCCCAGCGGGCGCAACAGGAACGACGCCAACCGCGGGCGACAATACGACGAAGCTGGCCACCACGGCTTTCGTTCAAGCGGCGCTGCCAACCCCTTACACCTCCAATCCGGCGATGGATGGGGCGGCCTCGGCTGGATCGTCGGCCAATTACGCGCGCGGCGATCACGTCCATCCGGCCGATACCTCGCGCGCGGCTTTGGCCTCGCCCGCTTTTACGGGCACACCGACCGCGCCGACGGCAACGGTGGGCACGAACACCACCCAGCTCGCCACTTGTGCCTTCGTGCTGGCGAACGCCAGTTCGGTGTCACCTTACACATCGAATCCGGCCGCGAACGGCACGGCTTCGCCGGGATCGTCCGCCAATTACGCGCGCGGCGATCACGTCCATCCGACCGATACCTCGCGCGCGGCTTTGGCCTCGCCCGCTTTTACGGGCACACCGACCTCGGTGACGCCATCCACGTCGGACAATTCAACAAATGTCGCAACAACAGCCTATGTTCAGAACAATCTCGCCAGCGTAGCCAGCTTTTATACCGGCTCAACCGCAGCCAATACAACTTATCCGATTGGGTCAATACTTTATGTGTTTCATAACGCCACCGGTACTGTTGCACCAAATGCAAGCAAAACCCTTTATGTGGGGACATTAAGTAGCGGCGTCACTGGCTTTGCCGATGCCAACAGTTTCGCGTGCTGCGCTACTGGAACCGCGCTTACCGGAACTTGGCGATGCCGGCAGGGTGTCTCATCAGGTGGCAATACTATTTTTCAAAGGACTGCATAATGCCAAAACTCACCAAAATCCTCTATGCCGTCGAAGCTGGCAAAGATCACTACCATGCCGATGTCGTGATCGATTTCTCGGATATGGGCGGTGAAGAAGAGCAGGTCTGGTATGGCGTCAACGGCATTGATCCTGCTCCGATCTGCAAGGAAATCTGGTCCGCTATTCAGGCGGGTACGGTCGAAATCAGAAAGCCTGAGGTCAAGACCAATCCCGCCGCCGGAGCGCCCGATGTTGCTGAATAGGCTCGACACCATCGGCAAACTGGTCATCACCCGCTACGATTTCGAGGAAACCGGCGACGAGCTGCCTCTTCATTCCCATCCTGAAGGCCAATGTCACATTACCATCGTGACAAAAGGCAAGGTCAAAGCCTATGGCTCATGGGGCGAAGTCATCGCGGGCTGCGGC